AGATACTTCCCAACGGAGAGTGGATTGACTTCAGGACAGCCGAAGATGTCACACTCAAGAAGGGAGAGTTCAAACTTATCCCTTTGGGAGTGAGAATCAAACTGCCGGCTGGCTTTGAGGCCCCCATCATACCAAGAAGCAGTACCTATGGAAAGCATAAGGTCATAATGACCAATTCTATGGGTCTGATTGACAACACTTACTGCGGTAAGGATGATGTCTGGAAGTTCCCTGCCTTGGCGACGGAGGACACTACCATCAAGAAGAACACGAGAATCTGCCAGTTCCGCATACAGCCAAGCCAATTCGCCGGACCTTATGTCAAGAAGAAGTGGCTTGAGGTGGAACGCATCGAACTGGTGGAGGAAGAGTGGCTCACCGGAGGTGAAGAAAGCAGGGGTGGTTTCGGCTCAACTGGAGTAGACTGATATGAACACGGCACTATGGATTTTGCTGTCCGTCATCATCATTGGCGGAGTGGCATGGTTCCTGACCAGAAAGTTGGAACTGGAACATCAGCGTGAGATTCTCAAGAAGAACATGTCCTTCATGGAGAGTCTGCATCTGACAGGCCTTCCAATCATCTGTTTCACCAGCAACGGCCAGAGGCTCAATATGGTCCTTGATACAGGCAGCAATGTCTGTATCATCGACTCCAACATACTCGGTGGCCTGAGATATAAGGTCATTGAGTCCGACACTGATGGAATCGTCGGTGTTGGAGGAGCAATGGGAAGCGGCGAATCAGTTGCCCTTGAACTGAATTATAAGGAAATGCTGTTCAAGGTGGAATGCTGTGTAAACGACCTTACGGAGGCTGCGAGTACAATCAAGCAGCAATACGGAGTGACCATTCACGGAATCTTGGGAACCGAGTTCTTCATGGACTATCGGTATGTCATTGATTTCAACGAGATGGTTGCATATTCATTGAAGAAACCAGAATAACATCGTAACAACAAATACTATGGCAGAAGAAAAGACACAACTTCCTGAATGGCAGGAACGCCTTCTGGAAGAACGGAAGGAACTCATGGAACGCACCATCAAGTTGGGCAAGTTCCTCAGTGACTCCGACGCAAAACTCAATCATGAGGAGTGGAAAATGCTGGAGGGCCAGTATTACCACATGAAGGAGTATCTCCAAATCCTCACTACAAGATGTGTGTACTATGGCCTGCTTGAGGCCGTAAACCTCCATCTTGACTACTCGAAGCGATAGGCAATGATATATCTTGTAACCCAACAGCCGGAACTCTTCAACTCCGAGGTTTACAAGATAATCACCTTGGAAGACTCCCTGAGCCGTATGGGGGCTTGGGGAGTCATTCAGGTGGACAGTGAGACCCTCGGAAAGGACTGTCATATAGACAGGGACCTGTGTTTCCAGTTCGGAGACCCGTACAAGACCACCCAGATTGTGGTGGACACCACGACGGTGCAACTCAGGGCCTACAAGGAGGTGTTGGAAAGTTCATTCCTCATTTTTCAGAATGGGGTGTTCGACCTCAAGTATCTGTACAACTACGGAATATTCCCAAGAAGGATATGGGACACTATGGTGGTCGAGCAACTCATCTATCTGGGCTTTCCTAACTTCATGGTGGGGGCCACCACAGACATCATCTTGGAATACTGTGAGTTCACCGATTCCTATGATGGCTGGGAAGACCTCAACCAGAAGCAGAAGTCCCAAGTCCTTGAGGAATTCTGTCCGAGGGTTTCAGATTTTATAAGGAATCACTCCGGAGTAGGTCTGCAAGCCCTGTGCGACAGGTATCTTGGCATCTATCTCTCGAAGGAGGTCAGAGGCCAGATTATCTACAAGGGACTTGACCCTGATGTCATCGTCTATGCAGCCGGAGATGTCACCCACCTCTACGACATCATGCAGAGGCAGAAGGCCCGTCTGGAAATGATGGGACTGATGAAGGCCGCAAAGGTGGAATGTGACTTCGTTCCTGTGATAGCCTACTTTGAATGGTGTGGCGTACACATGAATGAGGAACTCTGGAAGCAGAAGATGGCCACTGACAAGGCCAAGAGAGACAAGGCACTCAAGGAACTTGAGGACTTTGTAATCAAGCAGGGCGATGAGAGATTCTTCGAACAGAACCTCCAAGGAGACCTATGGAAAGGATTTGACACCACCCCTCATTGCACAATCAACTGGAACAGTACCAAACAGGTGATTCCCTTCCTCACGATGCTGGGATTCAACTGTAAGGGAATCAACAAGAAAACGAAGGAAGAGACGGACAGCATTGACTCAAAGGTGCTGGAGCCTCAGAAAGATGTAAATCCCGAATTCTACGCAATCTATGAAGCATTTGCAGAAGCCCAGAAGGTATGCAGCACCTATGGTCAGAATTATCTCAATGCAATTAACCCGGTCACGAACAGGCTGCATACAGTATTCAGACAACTTGGGACTGATACGGGAAGGTTGGCATGTGGTTCCCAGCAGACAAATGAGTCTGTAGCCAAACTGAAGAAACTGCCTATGAGTACCAAGGATTCGGAGTTGAAGTGCTGTTATCCTCAACTCCAGAATCTGCCGGCAGACGAGATTACAAGAGCCTGCTTCTGTGCAGAAGATGGCAACTCTTGGATTTCAGTTGACTACTCCGGGCAGGAATCAGTCCTTATGGCTGATTTCTCACAGGACAAGGCTATGCTGGATGTGTTCCTCAAGGGTGAGGACATGCACAGCACGGTGGCCTATATGATTTTCCCTGACCAGATTCCAAGGGACACCCCCATCAAGGACATCAAGAAGAAGTACAAGCACCTCCGCCAAGTGGCAAAAGGACCTGAATTCTGCTTTGCCTATGGTGGGAATGACTCCACCCTCATCCAGCAATATGGAATGAGCCCTGAGCAGGCTTCCAGCATCTACACCAACTACATGTCAGGTTTCTCAGGCATCTCCAAGTTTCAGGAGAAGCAGAAGAGGTTTGTCGTGAACAATGGTTATATTCTCATATCCCCCTATACTGGTCACAGGGCCACTTGGTGGGATTGGAGGTACTGGAAGAAGGTTCAGGAAGGCTACACCAAGGAGTTCTGGGAAGAGTACAGGGCATACCATAAGGGAACTGGCGACAGTGTGGCAAGGAAGGTTTCCCGTCATTTCAAAGCCAAGACCAAATGGGAAAAGAATGCCTGCAACTCCCCTCTGCAAGGCTCAGGAGCAATCATCTTTAAGAAGTTCTCCACACAACTCTTCTATTGGGTACTCGATGAGGGCCTGTTCAACATCGTCAAGTTCTGCATACCGGTACATGACGAAATCAATGTTGAATGCCCTACGGAAATTGCCCAAGATGTCTCCAATAAGATTCAGGAGATTATGAAAAGGGAAGGCACAGCCTTCTGCAAAGTGCTGACCCTTGATTCCGAAAGTGTTATCTCAGACCATTGGGTACATTGATTTTTTGCCTATCTTTGCATAAACTAACATCGAATACTATGGAACCGAATGAATGCCCTACAGGGACAACCCCAACACCCCCGGAACCCTTCACCAAACTCTGGTGCCTCATCTACAGAGTCAAGGGTGAGCATACCTACTCAGGCATGGCCGTAGTGTCCGCACAGGATGCACAGCAGGCTGAAAGAACCTTCAAGGCAGACTGTGTACACAATGGCTATCAGGACAGGATAAGAGTCGAAAGTATCACCCAGATTCCATTCCCGGTGGGACCCAAGCCGACCCTTATCGCAGAAAACTATGTTAAAGTCTTTGAATAATGAAACCTGAAGTAGTAGCGGGCCCAGGGCCCAGAGACGCAGTAAATCACCCCCGTCATTACCAAGGAGAAAACGGCATTGAGGCCATTGATGCCATCTACTCTGCCTTGGGCCTTCACGGAACAGTAGAGTTCTGTAGAGGGAATGCACTGAAGTACCTCCTCCAAGCAGGAAAGAAAGGCCCGTTTGTGGAGGACATCAAGAAGGCCGCTTGGTATCTCAACTGGATTGCCGAACATCTCGAACAATGAGTGCGGAAAACAGTCTGGGTGGATACCCGCTTGGGGCGGCAAATGACCCCCGTGCCCCATACAATCAGAAGGAACCTGAAAAAGTCAAGGTGAAGGTCACCGTATCAGTGACCTATCACAAGGACTTCACTGTGGAAGTGGAGAAGGG